AAGTCTTTTTCTTAATTCAAATGCTGCACCAGGTTTTGGTGATTTTTCATCTATCATTCTTTTTGCATTTATTAGAGCACCTGAAGCTGCTCTTTTAGGTCCTTTAAAATCTTTTCTTTTTACACCAGATGGATCTTTAATTTTACCTGCACATATTTTGCTGGCATATGCATTCGCGTAGGCCGAAGGGTAAACTGCAAATTTTCTTTTTGCTGCTGCTTTTCCTCTAGGACATAATTTAGTCATCTATTTCTTTCCTTTAAATATTTGTGTTCCCTTTATACCATATATCGATGCCACAACCAAGATCCACAAATTTGTGAACCATGACGGGAGCTGCTGGAATTGTTCGAAGAACATTTTTATTTTTTCAGACGCGCCCGGATCGTCCGAGAAGACCCCCCAAGCAATCACCAAAATTGGCAGCGTTAAAATTACGAGCACGGCCTCGTCCTTCCAGTCTGATTGTCGAGCCTCTAACAATTTGCCTTGGTAAGCTTCCTCACCTCGAGCTTGACGCTCTGCGTGTAATAATTGAGCATCAGACATTGCAATTTTTGCTTTTTGTTTGTTGGCATATATTTTACTGCCAGCGTTAATTGCTAATTTTAAGGCACTGAACCACATTTTTAAATTTCTCCTTACGTCTTATACTTAAATAATCTATCATTTTATCGATTGTATTTAAAGCCCCCTTACCATTGATTCGCCACCTCCAAGTGTCCTTGTGATGGTCTTGTCTACGTTTACAAAGGTAAAATGCACCGCCAAAAAAGTCATGAAATCGCTTAACCATGTCTTTATCTGTCATTTCAACAGAACAGGCAAAATATTTTTTTGTTTTTAACTTAGACCAAATGCCAAAACTACCTTCTCCATCAAAAACTCCTGCCAAAAACAGAATTTTTTCATTTTTTGAAAGATTATCGTAAACCGATGAACTTTTTTCCGGTAACTTGTATGTCTTTAATTCCTTTGATATCAGATTTAGCTCCTGGTTCTCGATGTGGGCATCCTCCTGCTTTTAGACCTTGTGGATTTGGTCCTGATTTTGGAGGTGGCCCTGATTTTACACCACCGCTTAGTCCTTTTCTATTTTTTTGCATCTATTTTTTCCCTTGCTACCTCTAATCTTTCATCTGACTGCTGATCTTGTGTAGCTAATCTATCATAATCAAATTCTAATCTATCTGCTGCCCTCTGATTTTCTTGTGCTTGTTTAAATTGTGTCTCTTCAGCTTTTCTTTGCATGTCCATAGCTCTTAAATCAACTTCTTGTTGTTTAATTCTTACTAATGGATCTTGTTTAGCAGCATTTGCTTGCATTTCTGTTTGTGCAAGTTCAGATGTTATCTGCGCAGCTTTTTTTGCTACTTCAGAATCGTACATTATTTGAAATTGTTCTGGATCTGCTTGTTGCATCTCTGCCATTTGTGGATCTTGAGCCATTACAGCGTTAACTTCAGCTCTTGCTTTAAAAGAAATGTGATCAGATACGTGTGATTGTAACAACGCGTACACTTGTGGGTTTATTTGAACCATTCTTGTTGCCATAAAAGCCATGTGAGCAGCAATATGTGCGTCATGATCTTGGAATTCGAAAGCAGTTAACAACCTCATTTGCAATGCTCGTGCATTTTCTTTAGCAGGGTCCATAGGTTCTGGTTGTTTTGGTGCAGGTTTTAGTAAAGTTTCTATTTGTTTTGTACCAAGTGCCTCATAAACTCTTCTGTAAGCTTCATGTATGTTGTGAATTTGTGGATTTGAGCTTGCAATTTGTAATTGTGTTTGTGCTAATGTCACTCTTTGTGCCATCGACATGATATTTGGGTCTGCAACTGGTAAAATATCTACTCTTCCGTCAAAATCTGCAGATTTTATTTGTCTTGGGCCACCGTAAACATCATAAGGATACTCAGCTGGTAAAAATTCTGCACAAATTCTTGATAAAATTTTAAATTCAAGTCTCATTGCATAATAACATCGCTTATGAACACCACTCATAACACGTGAACCACGTTCCATAAGTGCAACTGTTGTGCCTACAGCTCTGTTTTGTGTATCATTACCTACCGCTGTGTCTGTAATGGCTGCAAATTTTTGTCCTGCTTGTACTACAAAGCCTAGTAAATTGTATAAAGTTGTACTTGGCTCTGAGAAAGGTAAATTAAAAAATTGATCTCTTATGTTTCCACCTGGTGCATCAACATCTCTAAACTCTCCAGGTTGTATGGGTTGATCATCATCTCTAACTCTTATTCCTCTAGACTTAAATCCTGCTGGTAAATTTTTTAAAGTACCTGCATCAATCAATTGTCTTAAAGCTTGAGTCGCTGCTGTTGATAAACCACCAATCATGTGCGTCAAACCAAAACCATAAAAACCTAAACCAGGTAAAAATTTGTAATGAACAAAGAATTCTATTCTTGTATAATTTAAATCGTTAGGTTGATAATTTCTGTATATTGATAATATTTCTCCAGAACCTTCGTCAATGCTTACAATGTAAGGAATTTTTATTTTTTTTGCTTTGTCATCAAAATTTTCATAATCATCTAAATTTAAATCTACATGCATTTCTAAAATTGTGTGTAGATAATCAGATCCTGTGCTTTTTACTCCTTCTAGCTCACTAATTTTTTTTGATAATTGACTTTGCTCAGCTGCACCTTCAGTTAATTCTATATCTCTGTAAAAACCTGCTGCTTGTTTTTTTATAACTTCATTTTTTGTCATCTTAACAACATGAGTTATTCTTTCACAATCTTTTAAATCAGATGCATAATAAGGGACAACTATATCTTCTGCAGGTATGAATTTTGAAACTGGTCTACCAAGCAATTCATCATAGTAAACTTTTTTAAAAGTAGAGCCAGACAATGGTAAATAGAATAACATCTGATCCATGTCTGTAGTAAATTCTTCCATCTCTTCCATTAGAAGATAATTCATATACTCTTTGACACGTTCAGCTTGTTGTTCAACTGCAGGTGTTTTTAATCCAACAGTTTGAGTTCTTACTGGTCCATCAGATGGGACTAATTCTTTATAAGCTTGTGCTTGAAATTGTGTCGTTGCTTCAGACAACATAGGGTGAGTAACATTAGACGCACCTTTAAATGGTCTAGTAACATTAATATATTTTGTGCCTAGTAAATCTAATCCTTTGATGTACGCGTCTTCCCAATCTTTTCTTGAAACTTTATCTTTTTTATATTCTTCAATTAACTCAGAAGACATTTCTCTCAATGTCCTCTCGTCCATGTCTTCCGCTAAATTTGCATTAAAATCGTCTTGAGGTCTTTCTTCAACAATCTCTTCACCTTCAACTGTTACATCAACAGGTAAACCTTCAGGTTGCTCCTCAACTTTATCAACTTGCGCCTCATCAGCGATTATTTCTTCATTTTTTTCTACAGCCATAATGTATTGTACCTCATAGGTTTAAAGATATCCACAACAAGTCCTCCAGTTCTCTTGTAAGTTTTTTGCGTGCCTCTCATTGCAGGAACCACCTTAATCGCAAATGCATCAAAATACAACCTTGGATCATTTTCTAGTATAAGTTTGTAACCCTTTTTTGGATTTTTAACAGCATCTTCATGATACTCACTGGTAATAGATTTTCCTTTTTCACCTCCCTTACCTTTGTAATTAAACTTATCTTTTTGAACAGATTTATATGGTAGCTTTGGATCTGATAAAGATAATTTTTGTGGTCCAGCTTTTGAAGAATATAATCTACTTAATTTTTGCATGAGATCAGGCATTACAGCTTTACCTTTATTGCCAATACCTTTACCTGATGAGTATCCATAAAATCTTTCGTTACCCGCTTTGTAACCTTGTCTAAAACTTAATTTGTTAAACGGGGCAACGGCTACAAAATCTACGCCTTCTCTCGCTGCTTTTTGTACAAGATATTTCAAGGCATGATCACCGTAGGCATCAGCTTCAACAAAAGGAAAATAATCTTCTTTTGCTCCTCTACGTGTTTGCATCTTTTCAATTTTTTTAATTACGTTTTTCAAACTTGATTGTAACGCAAAAACTTTTGTAGAGTCCTGTTTTGCAATACTATCCTCTATTTGTCTTAGAAGATTAAATCTTTGATTTGACAATGCTGCTAATTCAATATCTGCATTAAATGGATTTGTTCTTATATCGCCACTCAACAAATCAGATTTAGAAAATCTTTTAGATATGCTTTGATTAACATCAGACTGTATTTCATGTATTAAATATCCTTTTTTACCATCTGGTGTAAATCTAGTATCGTATCGTAAATGATATATTTGATTTTTCAAACCCGTATCACTGAAGTGACCACCAGTTTTAAAAGCTTGTTGGTTGGTTGGAATAGCTTCATCTAAATTAAATACAACTTCTTTATAATCTTTACCACCTTGGAAAGTATAACTTGTCTCCCCTTGATAATAAGTTTTATTTCTTTTGAAAGGTGCATGAGCGTCTCCAACTTCTCCAATAATTTTATTTAAAACTGTTCTATCTTCAGGTCTCAATCTAGCAGCTTTTTTTAAAGCTTGTATCTCACTTAAAAATTCTGTTATTGCGCCACCACCTCTACTTGCATCATCTTGCAAACCTCCTAGTTTGTAAATAACCTCATCGATACCTTCTACAATTTCATCTGAACCAGCAATTACAGATTGAGAATAATTTTTTCTAATATTTTTTAATTGATCTGCTGAAGTTTGACTTACACTTTTAAACTTATCCACAACTTCTTTTGAAACACCAAATTCGGTGGGCTTTAATCTATTAACAGGATTCATTTTTATCATATTGCCAACAGTATTAGCGTCAAGTTTATCTCCTGTTTTTTTGGCAGCATATAATAAACCACCAATTAGGTCTTCCCT